TATTCACACGTTTCGTGTTGCATCTTCACCTAGAGGAAATTTAAATGATCCGTTACAACCATTTGATCCTAATGCTTTAGAAAACTCAGGTCCAAAAAATGCCGATGAACAAGCCGCATTTGACGCACTGACTGATGAAGAAAAAAAAATAGCATTAACTGAAGATGCAATTCAGGCATTTACTGATGAAGAAGGCCAAAAAATTGTAGATAAATCTGGTGCGCCTTTAACGTTTGGATATCCAGATATGGTTCAACTTGAATTAATTCTTTATAAAAAGAATGGAAAAAATAGCGAGATTATTTCGTTGTTTATTTCTGAGTATTGCATGATCGAAAACGTTGGATTAGACTATGGCGCACAAAACAAAATGGTTTTTCTTACAAATCCAACATCTGCAAATGATGGTGATTACTTTGCGTCTGAAGTTAACATGACAATTGCACTAAGAGAGAGCGTATTGATTACAGCAGACTACGCAACAGCAGAACATAAAACAGACGGCCGAACAATTTTCTAATCATGTCAATATACACATTCTATCCAAAAGTAACTTATAAAGTTGATGATTACGATTCACTTACTGCAATCGATATCACATCATCATTAAAGATAAAAGAATATTTAAAAAACTACAGGGGAATTGGATATTCACCGTATATAGTGCAAGATGGTGAACGTCCAGACTATGTGTCTTATAGACTTTATGGTAGTACAGATTATGATTGGATTATTATGCTTGTAAATGATATTCACAGTTTGTATGATGACTGGCCAAGAAATTCCGTAGACTTGGAAGCATACATCATTGAGAAGTATGGTAGTCTTACTTCAGCAATGTCTACTGTAAAATACTACTACAATGCAAACGGAGATATTATCGACCAAACGACTTATAATAATCTCGCATCTGGCGCAAGAAAATCTGAAACTGAATACGAATATGAGTTAAGAACCAATTCGAATAAATCAAAAATAAAAGTTGTTAAAAAAAGTTTAATCAATTCAATTACATCCGATTTGAATTCTATTACTAAGAAACCAGTTACCTAATGGCTACCACTAATAATAATTTTTCTGCGTTTACTAAGTTTTCGCCTGACATTGGGCAGGCTTCGGATATAAAAGTATCGCAGGACCCATCAATTGTTCCAGGTTTTGGATCAGATGTTGACGTTAAAGAAGTTTTTTTGCTCACACAATATGGTGAGAAGGTAGACTTGATGGGTGCATTTAGAGATATTGAAATCATTGAAGATATGTTCTCTGCGTCTATTGAGGGGGTAATTACAATCGATGACTCTGGCGGTGGACTTGAGAAGTTTGCGTTACGTGGTGGTGAATTAATTGGAATGAAAATTGCAAAACCAAAAAATGGTGAGGTAATTATTTGGCGTCAAGATTTAGTTGTATACAAGATTAGCGAAAGCACAGTAGACCAAACAACTTTGCATAGCGTATATCAACTACAATTTACGTCAAGAACTTACATTAATTCTACTAAAAAGTGTTTGTTTAAAAGTTATAAAAATATGTCAATTGGTGACGCAGTAACATCTATGTTTTCTGAAATGGGCGGTACAAATGATTTAATTTTAGAAGACCCTAAAATTACATTAGAAAAACCATTTATTTCTACAGGAATGATGCCACACAAAGCAATTGAAGCAATGACTCATCGTGCATGTGCAAAAGGCGATTTTTATGTTTTCTTTGAAAGATTCAATCCAGTATTTGCAACAAACACCAGAACAGATGAGCCGTTTACATCATCATATTATTTTGGTAGTCTGAATAAATTAATCAGAGACTCTGCACAATATGGCGTACATAATATTAAATTTGCACAAAAAACTGTAGCAAATAAAGAAGATTCGACAATAAGAACTTTAAAGTTTGAGAGAAGAGAAAACTTCAACCATTTAAATGCAATGCTATTAGGATTGTATAATACGACAATCACATCTATTGATCCTATATCTAGAACTCATGCGATGAGAAAATTATCTTACACAAATGGACAAAATGAAACGACTGATTTTTATTCACATAAAACACTAGATGATTCAAACATATTTTCTAGATACGATGATATTGCTGGCCAGACTCCAGGAAGAAAGTTAATTGCATCTTCACTAAATGATTCAGTCAATAGAGATGAATGGCTATCGAATAATATCTATGGACATTTAACTAAGAACTTATTTCAAATTGGTGTAGAGATTGAAGGCGGTAAAAATAATATTGGTGTTGGACATATTGTGAACTTCATTGTTCCTAGTGCATTCGAGAAATTAGCAGACCCAACAAACCCAAGTATACCTAACGATAAAATTTATTCTGGTAGATATTTTGTTATGTCAGTACACCATAAAATTGGAATGGGTTCATACTCAAAATCATTAGAGTTAGGTAGAGCAACCACTCCATATGATTTTAATACTGGTGTTGCGCCACCATCAACAGATTCTAGATTGCCAAATAAACGTTATACAGATAACATAGATTCAACAACAATAGTGAACAGATATTGGAGAAGAGGTTTAGTACCATGAAACTCAAATTTTCAGAATATGTAGATTTAAAAGACTACAAAGCATATGAACTTGTAGAGAAACAAATACTCTATAACAATGGTGCAAAATATGGGCAGATTGTATTTCTTGCTGGCGGCGCAGGTTCGGGTAAAGGTTTTGCAATTCAGCACTTTATGCAAGGGTCTGACTTTAAAATTCGTGACGTTGATGAAATGAAAATCGCATTTCAAAAATTAGATGCAATTGGAAAATTTACGACACAAAATTTACTTGACAAGTATGGTGATAAAATTTCCGAAAAAGATAAAGAACTTATTCAGAAAGAATTGACTGATAAAAATTTGAAGATGGGAGATTTGAATTTAAGAACTCCATCTCACGTTTATATTTTACATATACTTGTTCGTGCAACAGGTGCAAAAGATAAAACGTTAGACATGTTACTTGCTGGCGCAGAAAAAGGTCAATTGCCAAATCTTATTTTTGACAGCACATTCAAAGAAGTTGAAGACATGACAAATGTTTTACCAAAACTTTTTGCTGTTGGATATGAACCAAAAAACATTCACGTATCTTGGGTTCTGACTAATTATCAGATTGCAATCAAGAATAACAAATCAAGAGCAAGGGTTGTACCAGAAGACATTCTGCTTGCTACTCATGCAGGTGCGGCACAAACTGTTTACAATCTAATAACGAATGCTATGCCACCAACTGTTCAGGGTGGTGTTTATGTCATTCTAAATAATCCAGAGAATACAATTTTCATTATTGATCCAAAAACAAACAAAGCATACAAAGATAAAAAAGGTAATCCCGTCATTAAAGATTTTAAATATTTGACACTTAAAGAACCAGGGAAACCAGCAAAGACAGAACTTGATGTAAAAAAACAATTGCTAACATGGATACGTGATAACGTTCCTCCAGGTGCAGTCGATACATCAGAATTGGACAAGTTATGAAATTTAAAGAGTTTATTAAAGGCACCACACTTTCGCAAGAAGAGTGGGAAGAAGAAGTTTTTGGTGCAGAATTAACTGAAGTACTTAAACAAGTAGATGGCAAATGGGCGCTAGTCTCTAAGAAGACAGGCAAGCCATTGCGTTATTACAAAGGCGAAGGCAAGCCATCAGATGAATGGGTTGCAAGTCAAGAGAGACAAATTCAGTACTTTAAACATTTGGGATAATTGATGAGAAATTTTATTGGGCAAGATGGATTTGTTTGGTGGATTGGCATCGTTGAAAGTATTGACGATCCATTGACACTTGGCAGATGCAAAGTACGATGTTTTGGATATCATCCTGCAAAATCAACCAATCAAGTTCCGACTGAAGACTTGCCTTGGGCGCTGACTATTCACCCCCTAAATACTCCAAACCTTTATGCAACACCTAGAATAGGTGAATGGGTTTTTGGTTTCTTCTTAGATGCATTGTCTGCACAAGAGCCTGCGATTTTAGGATATCTTCCTGCAATCCCGCAAACGGCCGCAGAGTATTTCGGAACAGCACCAAATTTAACTAGAAATTTTATCCAAGTAACTAAGAAAGACTCTGTAGTTTGGGATGTAAATGATGCTAAAATAAGTTTAGCAAACAACGGAATTGCAGAGATAACTGCAAATAATACTTTACACCTTCATGGAAACACAGAATTACGATTCTCTGATGGCGTAAATAACACAACTCTTGCAGAAATACTTGCAAGAATCAAAGCACTTGAAACAAAAGATGTTTCACAAGATATTGCTATTGATGTTGCGGCCACTCTACCTTTGGCTAATACAGGTTAATATCATAGGCTACACAGTTAGTGTAACACTTGTCAAGCACTTTGTCAACATTTATAAGGATCATTACCATGACAAATCACGAAAATTTAGTAACATTATTTGACGCATATCTTGCAGAGAATGATAAATTCGAAAACAAAGGCAACAAAGCCGCAGGAACTAGAGCAAGAAAAGCATTAGCAGAGTTTACTAAAGCCGCAAAAGAACGTAGAAAAGAAATTCAAGACGCTAAAACGGCAGAATAACATACATAAATAAAAGAAAAAATGGCTACTATTAATTTTTACAAAGATTTACCATTAGACTTCACACCTCATCCTGTGACTGGTGACGTTCGTCCCATCGTAAATGAGGTTGCGGTTAGACGTTCTTTGGCGAATTTAATCAACACGACAAAAGGCTCACGCCCATTCATGCCTGATTATGGTAGTAGCGTTAAAAATTATTTGTTCTCTAGAAACGGTGCATTTACATTATATGAACTTCAAAAAAGTCTTAAGAGAGATATTGAGAAATACGAAAAGCGCATATCACTAAGAGACATAAAGATAGATTATTCGGATGACGGGTTTGATATCAAATTAGAGTATGTAATTAAAAATGCTTCTAGCATTGCAAGTTTACAAACAACAGTCAAAAGGACAGCATAATGGCATCGGATAATAATTTAAAAATAGATGCGTTAGATTTTCAAGGAATAAAAAATAACTTTAAGTCCTACCTACAATCACAGGACCAATTTAGGGATTATAATTTTGAAGGTTCTGGACTCAATGTTCTTCTTGACTTGTTAGCATACAATACATATTACAATTCATTCTACCTTAACATGGTAGCCGCTGAAGCATTCTTGCCAACGGCGCAAAAAAGAAATTCTGTTGTTAATCTATCAAAGGCTTTAAACTATACGCCACGTTCGGTTTCATCTGCATCTATTAGTGGTACCGTAACATTGAGTGTTACTGGATCTCCAGCAAATATAACTATTCCAGCATACACATCATTTACTGGTTCTGTAGATGGCGCAACATATAATTTTTTAAATACTACTTCCGTTTTTGTGAATAGTGTAGATGGTGTATATTCTAGCGCAATCACACTAAAAGAAGGACGATATATCAATAGACGATATACCGTAAATTTAAATGATACGGATCAAAGATTTTTAATTCCAAATAAAAATGTTGACACCACAACTCTCACAGTTAGTGTTTTAAATTCTTCAACAGATAGTACGGTACGAACATTTTCTAAAGTTGAGAATTTAGTTGAAGTTAATTCTACAACTAAAGTTTATTATCTTGATGAAGTTGAAGATGGGCAATATGAAATTAAATTTGGAGACGGAGTATTTGGTGTTGCAGTAGATACTGGAAATATTGTTGTTCTTGAATACTTAGTTTCTAATGGCATATTAGCTAATGATATTCAAGTGCTAACTTATGCAGATGCAATTTCTGGAGTAGTATCAATTGGTTTTGTTGCAACAAATCCTGCGGCTGGTGGTGCAGATAGAGAAACTGTTAATCAAATTAAATTTAATTCGCCTAAAAGTTATGAAGCACAAAATCGTGTAGTCACTTCAGACGATTATAAAGCACTACTATTAAAACAGCCAAATGTTGATTCGGTAGTTGTTTGGGGTGGAGAAGACAATGATCCTCCATCATATGGGAAAGTATACATTGCAGTTAGACCTACATCTGGTACAGTTTTAACTGCGACAGAAAAGCAAAATTTAATTAATGGGGTTATCAATCCTAAAAAAATCTTGACAATTTCACATGAGATTGTTGATCCTGAATATTTGTATATCACTATCAATAGTACCGTAAAATATGAAGCGGACAAAACAACATTGTCTCAAGATGCTATAAAATCTTTAATTACAACTATTGTTAAAAATTATAACACTTCTGATATCAATCAATTTGGAAAATATTTTAGATATTCCAAGTTAACAAGATTGATAGATTCTGCTGAAAGATCAATTTTAAATAATGATACAAGTATTCTAATGAGAAAAGAACTTGACGTTCAGCTTGGCAATTCTGTTAAATATGAAATTTCATTTTCAAATCCAATTGACGCAACAACAGAAGGCCGACCAGCAAGCCAGGTATATGGTTTTGGAAATAAAGTAACATCAAATGCGTTTACATATTTGGGATATTCAAATTGCTTTCTTGAAGATAATAACGGCATCATTAGAATATACAGAGAAACTACTAACGAAAACATTGCGGTGCAGATTAATGCAGGTTCCATTGATTACGATACAGGCACTATTACATTAACAGCGTTTGCGCCAACTGCATTTGCTGATGGTGGAACTACACTTAAAATAACTGCGACTCCAGCTAACAAAGATATTCTTCCATTAAGAAGCCAAATTTTAACTATTGAAGATGCCGATATTACTATATCAATGGTTGACGATAAAACAATTAGCTTGGTCAATAGATAAAAATGAACGATACGCAATTTCAGCCATCGCTTAATGTAAGCAGTCTGATTCCTTCAGATATTGCACAAGATTCAGAAAGATTCTTACTCTTTCTGAAAGCATACTATGAGTGGCTACAAACAACAAACGTTACACTAGAAAATATAGATGGCACATTTGTTCGTGATGAGGATGTTGTTGGAAATAATTCTGGCGCAATCGGAACTATTCGTGAAGTCGGAACTGATTACATTGTTGTAAAGTTAAAAACAAAACAACCATTCAATGTTGGCGAATTAATTATTGGTCAAACTTCAGATGCGTTAGCCAACACTAAAGTTATAAAAGATAACGTTATTAGAAAAACTGGCAAGTTAGTTGACTATCGTAATATTGAATATTCGGTAGACAAGTATGTTGATTACTTAAAGGATGAATTATATCCTTCTATACCAACAAACACTTATGGTGATAAAAGAGTTGTTGCATTAAAGTTTAAAGATTTATTCCAGTCAAAAGGTAATGAAGCATCATATCAATTCCTCTTTAAATTACTATACAATGAAAATATTTCTTTGTACTATCCTGGAGAAGACATTCTTCGTGTTTCTGCTGGCAACTTTGAAAAGACTCAAATTATACGTTCTGCATATGCAACAAACGTTTTTAGTTTTTTAAATAAAACTATTTCCGGTGCAACCAGCGGTGCTATTGGTAACGTTGTTGACATTAAACGATACGTTATTGGTTCATATGACGTAGCAGAAATGACATTGAAACTTGTGAGTGGAACGTTTTCTGGTGGTGAAGTAGTATCTGATGTTACGGATGCAACATTAACAGCAACTTTATATGGAATGATTACGGGTTTCACTATCAATGATGGTGGGTCTGGATATCAAGTAGGCGATCAACTTTCTATAACTGGAGATGGTTCTTCAGTTGATGCTATTGTTTCTTCTATTCAACAGTCTCCAATCTCAGCACTTTATTATAATACGATTGGATATGGATATCGACTAGGCACAACAGCAAGCATAAACAATGGTGGCACTGGTGGGTCTGGACTTATCGTTCGTGTTACAGAGTTAGCAAATACATATACCGTAACATCTGGTGCAAACACCTACACTTTAGGTGAAGTAACTAACGTACAAATTATCAATCGTGGTAGCGGTTACTATAAAAAACCATCAATCACATTAGAAGATACTGTAGTAAAATCTTTGGGACTTTTGTCTGAGAATTTAATTACGATTTCATCTGGCGGTACCAATTACGGTGTCGGCAATACAATTGTCTTCACTGGTGGATCTGGCGCAAACGCAACAGGCGTTGTTGCATCGGTTGTAGAATCTACTACATACGATTTGAAGTTTGAAGATGGCACTAAGATGATTGCCGAAACTGGCAAAGACATTATCAAGAATGAAGATTGGCTTGTAAAAGGACCAATTGCAAGAATTGAATTGACTAACTATGGAACAGGATATACAAAGGCTTCTCTTCCAACAATTTCAGTTACAAGTACAACTGGATCTAGCGCAAATTTAATTGCAACAAACATTCAAGGCGCAAGTGCAAACGTATCAATAGACACAGCAAACAATGTCACGGGTGTTGGTTCTATTCGTGCTGTAGAGTTAAAGAATTTTGGCGTTAGATATACAACAGCAAATGTTAGTTTGTCTGCTACTGGTGATGGCAATGCAAATTTAACTCCAATTATTTCTGGACTGGGAATCAAAGACGGTAATTGGGTTGGTGATTACGGCAAGATTGATTACAAGAAAATTCAAGACTCTTATTACTTTCAAGACTTCTCTTATGTTATTAGAAGCGGATTAGCATTTACAAAATATCAAGAGTCTTTAAAGTCTATCATTCACCCTGCTGGCCTTCAAGCATTCGGTGAGATTCTAATACAAGCAACATTGGACTTGACTCCAACCATGTTGACTACTATAGAATCGTTGAAAGATGAAATTCAAGAACTTACAGTATTCATTAAGTCTCTGTTTAATGTTAGCGCATCGTCAGGGCTTTCACAGTATACTAAAATTATTACGCTACCAGTTGCGAATAATACCAATCTTACTACGGCAAGACAGTTTGTTGTAAGCATTGAATCACCATCAGATGTTCAGATTTCTAAATCTAAACAAGATAAGATTATATTTGTTAAGAATGAAAACGTATCGATCACAAACACTCAATCGTATAAGATTGAAATTCCACCAACAAAAGTTACGCTGTTCTCAATTACATATGGTGATACTGCAATTTCTGAATTTGCATCAACACCAATTTCAAGTTTAGCTTCATATTCTTTTAGTTCTGTGTATCTTGAATCACCAAAAACTGCCAGCACATTTAATAGATACGTTCCATTAACTGGTACAATTAGTTCATCTGCAAATACGATTACGGGTACTGGAACTAGTTTTGCTACCGAATTCACAGTTGGATCAAATTTATTTGCCAACAATCAATTGTTTATTGTTAATAGTGTGGCAAATTCTACATACATGACTATAAATGTAAATCCATCTGCTCCATTTGTTGGAGCAACAGGGTATAAAGTTGCAGTATAAAATAAGATTTGATTAATATCCAGCAAAATTGCAAAAAACTTTGTATAAATAATACATAACACAAATAAGCATCCAACAGGAGAAATCTACATGGCATCTATCGTAACAAGTAAATTTAGGGTTCACAATGCACAGCAATTTGTTGAAGCCTTTTCCGAAACATCAAATACCGTTATGTATTTGTTTGTTGGAAAAAACACCGCATTTCCGGATGATAACAGTCCACCGACACCAGTAAATTCTACTGCAAATATTGAATTTACTCCTTGGCGTGATATGTATGGTGCAAAACGTATTCAAAGTTCTGACGTTTCCCATGCTATTCCAAGATATAATTGGACAACAGGAACAGTCTATACTGCATATGACGATCAGAGTACAAGTCTTTTAACAGATACATTCTACGTTATGACAGAAGACTATAATGTTTACAAATGCTTGTTCAATAATGGTGGTGCCGGTTCTACAACAAAACCAACTGGAACAAGCACTTCACAATTTACTACTGCTGATGGATATGTTTGGAAATACATGTATACTGTTACGACAGCAAATGCATTGAAGTTTTTAACTACAGACTATATTCCAGTTCAAACTTTGACTTCTGATGATGGATCTACACAATATGCTGTTCAAACTGCCGCAGTAGATGGTGCAATCAGAATTATTAAAGTAACATCTGGTGGTTCTGGATATGCTAGTGCTCCAACAGTTACAATTACTGGTGACGGAACTGGCGCTACTGCAAACTCCACAATTGTTGCTAACGTAGTGACAGCAGTTACAGTTACTGCGGCTGGAACAGGATACACAAGAGCAACAGTATCATTTGGTTCTGGTGCCGCTACTGCTACTGCAATCATTTCACCAAAAGGTGGCCATGGTTCTGATGCAGTAGAAGAGTTGGGTGGTAAATATGTTATCATCAATACTCGTCTTGAGGGTAGCGAATCTAATACGATTTCTACAGCTAATGAATTCAGACAAGTTGGTTTAGTTAGAGATCCATATTTGTTTGGAAAT